GAGCATTTTACCTCTCCCGGCCTGGGTTTTATTGCTTAATTAGGCAGCGCGTTTTGCTTCTGCTTTATCCTTTTTACTAGCCCCGTCATAGTCAGCAACTTTGATTCCACGACGTGTAAGTAGAGTTTTAAGACCGCGCTCTGTTTTATCAATAGCGGCAGCAATTTCTGCAACAGTCATACTATGAATTTTTGCCCCAAGCTGATTAACTGGGTCTAAATTCTCTTTGGCATAGCTGTTCTTTTGAGCAGGAATCTTAGCAATTTGACCCTTGCGAGTAAGGCTAAGAGCTTTGCCGCGAACACTTGCTACAGTTTTGTTAAGGGCTGCGGCAATGTCCTCGATAAATGCACCTTTTTCAGCCATAGCAATAAATTTTGCTTCTTCGGCGTCGGTATAGCTACGAGCTACTTCAACTTTTTCAGCAGGTTTAACACTGCCTGTAAGCTCAAGTGCTAGTAATTTGCCTTGAATTTGTTTTGCGGTAAACTTGCCGTCCATAAATTGTTCGGCAATTTGCTTGTAGGTAAGCTCGCCTGTATTGCTAACTACAAACTCTGCAAGCTCAGCACCTTCATCTTCAGTAAATGCACTAGTCTTTTCTTTGGCCATGCTAGCAACTTCTACTTCAAGTTGACGCAATTTGCTAGCAACACTACGTGCTGTAAAGTCCCCGCCAAGAGCATTAGCAGCACTTTCAACAGTAGCAGCACTAACAGGACGCTGGCTACCAACAAGTTTCATAAGTTGGTCAACAGTAGCGTCAGACCATTTTTTGGCTTTTTCAGTCATTGATTTGTTCTCTTAAAAAAGTATTTAAGTTTGTGATAATTTTAATGCCGAGAGTGTCGGCTTTTTTACGTTTTGTACTACTTTTATCTTCTTCGTCAACTAAATAATCCGTAGTTTTTGTTACTGATTCGCTTATACGAAATCCGTGTTCTGTTAATTGCTTGTAGGCTTCGGCTTTGGTTTTATAAGAAGATAATTTACCTGTAACACACACCACCGGTCCAGTGGTATTTGCCACAGGTGTTTCACTGCGAAATGTAAAGGGTAAAAACTCTCTAATTTCTTTGAAATCCAGTTCTAACCAGCCTAGGAGATTTTGTGTTACTTTATCACCTAGTCCGGCTTGTTTGCAAGTTTCTAAGTTAATTTCGTCTATATGACTAACTACACCGCTAATCTTAGCGCTAGCCGTATTACCTACTAGTGGAATACTAAAACTTGCTAGTACTTGATTGAGTGGAGCGCTGCGACTTTTATCTATTTCTGCTAAGAGTTTTTCTGCTACTTTTATACTACCTAGTAAGTCACTGACTTCATCTAATTCTAAGTAGTATAACTCTGTAATATCTGCTAATCCTAGTTTTTCAATAGTTTTTGCGCCCATACCCTTGATGTTCATAGTTTTGCAAAAGTGTTCTACACGCTTACTAAGTTGAGCATCACAAGCCTGGTTGCGACAAAACAACTGATCGTTAACCAGTTCTAGTTTGTAGTTGCAACAGGGACAATGTGTGGGTATTTCAATCTTCATGTGTATTAATTAACCTAAGATATTATTATACAGTATTGAGTAGTGCGTTACAAGCTAAAATTTTTGTTGCCTTGGCAGCAGAAATTTAGGCATCAACCTTGTGTAGTATGCAAGGTATTATTTCTCCGCTTCTTACAACTGCCACTGTATCGCCAATCTGTAGGTCTAGTGCTTCGATAAACCCAGGATTGTTGAGTGTGGCTCGGCTTACTAGAGCATCGCCAATTTTAACTGGCTCTAGAATAGCTGTTGGTGTTACTTTGCCGGTTTTGCCTACATTCCATTCTACGCCAAGTAATTTAGTTTCTACATGGGCGGCACGTTCTTTGCGTGCATATGCACCACGGGGATGCTTGCTAGTATAGCCTAATTGTTCAAACTGATGATTATTATTTAGTCTAACAACAATGCCATCACTAGGATAAATCTTGGCAAGTTCAGGTTCTAGTACAGTGTTAAATCCTAGTTGTTTAAGCACACGCATATCACCAGACCAGGTTGGGTCTAGGTTTGGTGTTATTTGATAGGCAAAGAACTCAATTGCTCTGGTTTTGAACTCCTGCAAGTCTTTGAGATTTAAGCTGCCTGCTGCATAGTTACGACTATTTTCTACGTGCAGTGGGGCTACAATCTCGCCAGTGATTTGCACCGTTACATTACCAAGATTAATTCTTAGTGGTACTAGGCTACCGTGCTCATACATTTTATCTGTGATAACTTGACCTTCAATGCCGTCACCACGAGTAAGCGCTTGTACTAGTACGCCGTCTACGTATAATAGGCTAATAGCTGCACCGTCTAGTTTAATGCTGGTAGTAACGTCTAGGCCTGCTAGTGGGTCGGCCTTACCTTCATCTTCATAAAACTTTTGCAGACTATACATGCGATGCGTATGCTTGGCTTTGTTGCCGTGTACTGCTGCACCAACCTTGTTATAGCCGCAACCCTCTGCTAGCATATCAAACATGTAATCTGGAATAGTGGGCGTACCGGCATAGTAGGCCTCACTTGCTTTGTCTAATAGTTTATGTAATTTATTCATAAATAATATTATAGCAGTTTAGGGTCTGTGTTTCAAGTTACTTTTTATACTGGTGTCCAACCTTTAGTAGAATCAGCCCGTCCATTAAGCACTAATGATACCTTAGAGGGGCTTAAATTGTACTTTTCACAAAAGTTATTAACTCCTACGTCTGTAAGATCATAAATTGTGCCATCAGGTGCTCTTAATTTATTAAAGGGTCGTTTTGTACTATTTGTACGAATTCGTCTATTTTTCTTATTTTCTATTAATTTATTATACAATTCTGGAGCCGCTTCTTTCATCCATTTATGTCCTTCGCCAGATGAAATATGTGATATAATAGATTTAGATAAATTAGTCATTTCTGCAATTTGCGCGCCAGTTAAATTAGTTGTTACTAATAATTTTAATGCTTCTAAGTAATTCTTATTACTACTTGTAGCTCTAGCATTTAATTCTCCAGGTGAAATATTTCCTGCTTCTCCTCCTGGGGATGTATTAAATCCATTATTATAAGAATCAAACTCCTGAATATAAAATTTTTCTAATTTATATATTTCGTGTTCCGCACATTCTACAAGAATATTAAAAGTTGGCTCGCCATATGTATTATAGGCTTCTTGTAGTTTCTTTGCTGATTGATTCCTTCTCATATTCCATAAATGAACATATAGTCTAGTTTCTAGTGTAATTGATTTTCCTATATATACTTTATCAGTATTATTAAACGATAAACAGTAAATTCCTATTGTCATATTTATACTCTCCTATGTTTACTTATATTTTAACATAGGTACATATCTTTATCAAGAGGAATTTTTATTCCCTCTCAATAATTTTTTTATAATATGCCAATATAATTTGTTCACCCTCAGCTTTACTACAAATGTCTAATAAGCCATCTAATAAATTATATATATTTTCTATACTAGCTGGTATACTAACGCCTTCTCTGGAAGCATGCCACTCTCCACTATAACTAAGAAAATACTTGCGTAGTTGTATATAGGTAACTTCTCTAAAATCATTTACTACTAGCTTAACCTGAAAACCTTTTTCTAAGTTTTCTTCGATTAAGCGTTCGTAGAGTATATTACTGTCCACTATACTTGCACTCCAAGTTCACGAACTTGTTGTAGGCTGGCCAATTCATAGTGTGGTTGCCAACAGTATTGACGCTGCTTATCATCCATTAGCCAAAGATGATAAATATGCCCATGTTTAGGGTCAAGCTTTTCACTATGCACTTTAGCTAGACTAACGTAGCGAGTGCTCCAAACTGTTTCGCCAATCTCAAACCGATCGCGCATAGCTCCATCTGGTACAAGCTGTGGATTAAAATACGTTTGACCTGGTATGCGAAGCGGCACGTTATATTCTTCTAGTACCTGTTTAACTATAGTTACTCCGCGATAAGTACTTTTAGTAATACTATCAATAGTAGCACCACTAAGATATTCTTGTATAATAAATATCTTTTCATCTTTGGTAACAGCCTTACCACGCAGTTTAGCGCGCTGTTCAGCGCTTCTACGCTGACGTTCCTTAAACTGCTCAATGATTGCAGCAAGCCTAGTAGTATTATACGTCATGCCAAGCATTTGGCAAGCATCTTTTTTAGTAATAGGTTTTTTACCTTCTTCTGGCTCTAACAATCTAATAACGCGGCTAAGGTTACTGTCCGTCATTTTTTCTTCTTCAAGCTCAGTCTTTTTACGCACTCTAGCCATTTATCTCTCCAGAAGTAAAAGGCGGCACAAGGCCGCCTAAAGTTATGCTGCTTTCAATACAGTAGCGAAATAAACCGCAGCTTTGCCGGTAAGTTTACCAAGGATGTCGTCGTCAATAGGAGCTCCCTTAGCTTCAATGGCTGCCCTGAGCGATGCGATTGAATCTTCTTTTGAGACGCGTTTACTACCTTCGCTTGACGCAGTTTTAGTTGTCTTAGCTGAACCGGCACTGGAGTCTTTTTTAACATATACTCCAGCCTGTACGAGCACCATGCGTACGCCGTTCGGTGACATTTCAATTTCCTCTGCGATGTCTTTGATGATTTCAGTTGAACTTTCAGGAGTTGGACCTGCCTGTTCATACATTTCAATAACTTTAGCTTTGAGTTCATCTGTCCACTGTGATTGAGTTGCCATTTATTTGTCCTTGTATAAATTAGTTTATTTAGTTTAGATTTTGGGCATTTCTAAAAATTCGTTGATTTTGGCTTGTAGTTCTGTTAAGCTGCTTGCAACTGCTCTGTAGGTAACCATATTACCTTCAGTAATAGCAAAACCGTCGCACTCAAATAAAAAACCTTGATCATAAACTTGAACTCTAAATCCTGGTACAACTTTTGATAGTTTAGTGTTTATAGCCATAGCTATTTCCTTATTAATGTAAGTTCTGTGGATAATCTGTAGGAAATCTACCAGTTTGTACTAAATCTAGGTTTAATAGCTTGGTATATGCTGCCTCATAGCTAGTGACAAGTATGTATAACTCATTACTAGATATTAGACTGTCCGGTAGATCGTGTGGAAAACAATGATTGGCCTTACATAGTTCTTCTATTTTAGATTTTAATTGTATAGCCAATTCAGCACTTTGTTGAAGTGTTATACTATCCCATATTCTAAATGGTTTAGACATATTCTACTTGAATATCACTCATACTTTCAGGCTTGAAACGCCTGTAGTTATGCTTGAGATCAAAGTCCTGTAACAGTTGCATAGTTTCGTCATGTTGACGACGACGTAGTTCGCCCATAGCTTGGGCAAAATTGGCAAATTCATTGTTATCTAAGCTGGTTACGTCCCAACCTTCTACAAATTTGGTAGGCGTTACTAGCTCGATAACGGCACGCTTACTAACTTCACCTGCTTGTTTAGTATAAGTAAATTCTAAGAGTTTCATTGATAGCCTTTTATCGTCAACAGAAATAATATTATACAGTGTTCAGTAGACAAAATCAAATAAAAATTTTTTATTCTTGTTTTAAGATCTCGCTTCTTAGTGCTTGACGGAATAGTTTACCTTTTTCCTCACTAAAGATTGGTATAAACAAGCTAGGTGCTACAAGTATAGATACACAAATATAAACAGCACTGCTTAATATCGGGCTGCGAGTAAATGTATTGTCTATACCTAGACGTCTAGCTTCACCGACTATGGGTACATAAAAGAACAACCAACAACATATACCTGTAGTTACTGCAAATACTAGGTATAGTGTTAGCGCATCCATGCTTGTCGGCCATACCTATCGTGCGCTCTGGCACCAAGTGTGAAGTCTACTCTACTAGTTTGATTGACCTTGACAAATTTTGCAGATTTATTATAGGTGTTTAGTGCATCTAGCTGAATCTTATGATTGCTGTTGAACATATCACGATTAACAAATCCTGCAAACTCCTTGAACAGTTTAGCAATACGGATATTTCCAGGAGTCCACTGCGGATCTTTAGGAGTGCCACGCCTATATTTAATATTTTGTGTGGCTTTAACAGCAATTGTGTCATTTGGATGCTTTTTTATGTGTCGTGTTAATTTGCGTTTGCGATTTGTTTCCCAAACTTTGTTACTTTTATAGCGTGACCAATAGTTCTGGTCACTTTTACTGCTCGTTTTACCCTTGGCCATTTACACCTCAATACAATTAATTAATGATTCCTCAGTGTCCCACAACCAGTCCTGTAGGTCAATAGCGCTGTCAATACCTTCTGGTACGTGATCATAGTCTAAGAAGTTTAACATTGCATCTAGTGGATCTGTACCAAAGACGATCTCTAGATCAATGCCCATATCTTGAGGATGTTGAAAAGCTACCACATATTGTTTATCTTGTTTCATAGTCCTTTCCTTGAATATCGAATAAATATTATAGCAAACTGTGGACAACATGTCAATATAATTTTTTTACAACAAAAAACCCAGCTTAAGCTGGGTTTGGTGTTTGGTGCCCCCTGTGTGAGTCGAACACACCACCAACGGATTATGAGTCCGCTGCTCTAACCATGCATGAGCTAAAGGGGCTTAAGTGTATTGTGTTTCAAACCAGCTTTTTTCTACACTACAAGCCGGACATAAGTAATCTTCTGGTAGTTCTGCAAAGGGTACGGTACGGTCAGGATCATTCTCATAAACATAGTCACATACTGGACAAACGTGAATTTCATTACTCATTATGCCACCTTTGCTAGTACTTGCTTATATTGATTGGCATGCTTTTCTTCTACTTGCTTAAGTGCAGCAAATACTTTTTCAGCTTTAGCTAATCGTTGCTTAAATTCTTCAGCATGTTGGCTGCTTTCTAGTATTTGATTTCTAAACTCGTTAAGAGCAATGGTATCCCTTTCGGCTCTAGCAATTGCCTCAAACTGCGGATACATTTCTGTATACTCGTAGGTTTCACCTGCAATAGCCATCTCTAGGCAAGTTATTGGATTTAAATCGCCATATATTAGTTTAAGATGACCCCAAGCATGTAAGATTTCTTGGTCTGCTGTGTGCTCAAAATGTTGGGCAACGTCTTCCATACCAGCTTCACGACATATTTTAGCAAAGTATCGGTACTTGATGTGTGCCATGCTTTCACCAGCTAGCGCACTCTCTAAATTTTTAATTGTTACACTCATAGTTGTCCTTGTGGTGTGTGGAGCAGATGACAGGACTCGAACCTGCAACGAACAGCTTGGAAGGCTGACACTCTACCGTTGAGTTACATCTGCGATTTTTACTAAATCTACTTTAACAAAGTTATACTTATCCAAGTACCAACGCAGTAGCAGTTTAGGGTCGGTTAATTTAATAAACTCTATTTTATCAATCTTCCCAGTTGTTGTCGTCTTGTTCACTATCATCTTCATCTGATTCTTTATAGTCGCTCATTACTACAAGACTAACGCCTGTATGACTGGCAAGCTCTTCAACTAGAGCTGCGATCTTGTGTAGGAGATCAACGTGATCATAGTGATCGTCTCCATCACACTCAAAACTAACACTCATACCTGCATGTTTAAACTCTAGTTCCATATTTATCCTTTGGTTGTGTTGTGTGGCGGTTGTTGGCTAATAAGGTCAACCGCCTAAACCCCAGCCTAGCTTATGCTGCTAAGGCAAATACCTCATCGTTGGCATTTATTTTGTTTGCGTCTACGGCTAGCTAGTGCTAACCCTACAGCTTCTGCATTGCCGAGTTGTCTGCTACAATACTCTTTACCCCGTCGAAACCATGTCTGGCCCATCAGAAGTATACTGCACTAGCCAGTTGAATACAGCCGACCAGTCTTCCTTATCAGTGAAGTGCAATATACTTCTGGTGGACCAGGCGGGAGTCGAACCCGCGTCCGCAGTACTTTTCTATTAGCTTCATACAACTATAACTTGGTGCTGAATATCGGATTTGAACTGATGACCTACCGCTTACAAGGCGGTTGCTCTACCACTGAGCTAATTCAGCAATAATGTAATAGCCTGTATAGCCTAGTACGAATATTAGGCTAACGGCTTCTAATACAGTAAATGGTTGATGATTATAAAAATTAAGTAATGATCTTTTGATGTTGGCAAAGTTCTTCAAAACAATCCCACAATTTATTAAATTTTACTTCATAAATAGTTTCTAGGCCAAGTAAATAATTTTCAATCTGATCTTGGGTTGGATTAGTTTCCATGTGTTCACGTAAGTGTTTAATCTCCGTAACTACTTCCCAGTTTTTAAGTATTAATTGTTCTAGGTCAAATCGGTCGTATTTCATCTGTTTAGTATAAATTTTAGTCTGTCAGCTGCATAGCTTGCAGCAAAAGCATCTGGTTTAATCATTGCATCAACGCTACAAGTACCACGAATATATCCTATAGCTTGTTGCACTACTTGATTACTAGCAAAACATTCTTGCGGATTAAGATCTAGGTGTATTTCTACATGACGATCCTCAATTACATCTTTAAGCTCTAAAAAGATTTCACTAACTTTATAAACTTCAGTCATCAATCTAATACTAGGCCTATTGCGTTTTTGATCGTAATCACGTTCACGAACATGATAACCAAATATCTTACAACCGTGTTTACCATCAATATGCACTACAATGGCAACTGTGTAGTCAGCCCACCAAACTTTTTCATGACGGGTACGCTCACTGTCTGCACCCAAGTAGATTTTGCTTTCATAACTACTTTGTCTAATGTACTCTTTTACTTCGTTAATATTGAACTGTTTCATTTTATTCTCATAGCTTTTTAGTATAGCCATCTTAATTTAAGGTGGCTATAGTAAAACTCTATTCGTCGGCCTCAACTTTTACATATCTATAATTTCTAGATATTTCTTTAACCATTAATATAAAGTTTTCTCTAGATTCTATAAATTGAGTATAAGCTTGAGCACCATTACTTGCTAGTGCTAGGGCTGATGCTCCTACATCATCTATCCCACTCATTATAATGTTAAAATCTTGGGTATGTTGCTTACAATTTTGTGGATATACTTTTATACTGCTCATTTTACACCTGTGCCTGCCCTGTTATATGCCAACTGTCGTTGAAGATTAATGTTATAGATTCATATGGAGATTGTAATACGATCTCATCACCGTCGTCAATCTTATCTCCATTTTGTGTTACTATATAGATTTTCTTATTTCCAATCTGCTTTTGCTGTGCTTTGATTATAAGCATTTTGCCTATAGGCGGATTTTCTGGTAAATATATTTCTATGCTTTTTTCGTTTAATACTCCAATGTAACAATCATCTGGTTGAACATAGTAAGTTTCTTTTATTATACGAGTAGGTAGTATACAACTAGCTGTACTAGAGCCATTACTGCCTTGCGCACCTTGCGCACCTTGTGGTCCTTGTGTACCAACAATTGTTTGTCCTTGTTGGCCCTGCGGCCCTTGCGTACCCTGCGGCCCTTGTTGACCGCTGCTGCCTTGTGCGCCTTGAGTACCACTATTACCTTGTGGCCCCTGCAAGCCCATATTACCCTGCGAACCTTGTGGTCCCTGCGGCCCTGATTCCCCACTACCACCTGTATTAATTATAACATCATTATCGTTTGCAGTTTGACCTTGCGGTACAAATACTGGTGGAGGTGCACTGAAGAACCATGGCGGTGGAAAAAACATTTGATTCTGATACATATAACCTCCAATAAAGCGCCTCCATAACTTTTGGTTATGGAGGCAATCAAATATTAAA